CATAAAATAGGGTGTTAAAATCTAAGTATCTAAAAAAGATACAAAATAAAAGAAAGGGTGTGGTGCAATGAATACAGCTAAATTGAAATCAATGATGGTGCTAAATGGGTTTACGCAAACGCGTCTTGCAGAAGAGTTAGGCATATCAGAACAGAGGCTATCCGCTAAAATCAACAGTAGGTACGGGGCGGAGTTTAATCAAAGTGAGATATTCAGAATAAAAAAAATACTGAATCTCTCAGGTGATGAAGTAGACAGTATTTTTTTTGATGACTTAGTATCTTAAAAAGATACAAAAAATAGGGGGCGAAAAAGTGAATAAGTCAAGAGAAAAGGAATTAGAGTCTCTAGTAGCTTTGCTGGAGACCAAAGATATCTTATTGCCCCATGAGGTGGGAACTATTTGGGGCTTTGAGAAATCAACTGCTAGTAGGTATGTTAGAGATTTTATATCTGAGTTTGAGAGGGCAGACAGTAAGCTACCTAAGAGTGCTTACATCTACCACAGCCAAAAGCTTAAGTGGGTGGATAGAAAAGCGTTTAGGTGGTTCATGCAAGAGTATGTAAACCTGACAGATGAAGTCAGGCGCAAGGAAGTAAAGACATATAAGATTTGAGGTAATAAGAAATGAAGGCAATAGATGATTTTCTAGGTGCAATTTGGTATGCCCTACTGATAGGGCTTGAGTATATCAGGATAGCATGGTCAAGATGGCAGAATATATAAGATTTAAGGGGGTTTGAAAATGAAAATAGCAAACGGAATTAAAGATATTAACAAAGAATTAAATAAGAAATTAGTTGATGAAGGTGATATATTGTGCATTCTAGCTGGTGTTGCTGGATCACTTGAGAGTATCATGCAAACTGGTATTCCAATTATGCTACTGATGGCACAAGGTGGTGACGACACTGGGCTTGTTCGAAAAGCAGTAGATTTTACGAAGAAGAGCCTAAAAGAGTGTATTGAGTTGCTAGATGCAATTAAATATGAAGATTAGGGGGGGGGTGATTTAGTGAGAAGTAACAAGGTGACAGCTTTGGAAAGAGTATACGATTATTTGGCTGATAATCCGAGTGCAACTAATAGGGACGTAGCGGATGATTTAGATATTAACTATGATGTGGTAAAGGCATATATAAACAGGTTGAAGGTGAAAGGTTTGATAGAAGTTAAGTTTGAGGGAACAACTAGGGTATGTGAAATAGTTAAAGAATACCCAACATCTATGCCAAGAAAACCTAAGACTTACAAGCAGGAAGTTTACTATGAATTAGTTGAGGGCTACAGGCAAGATTTTAGGGAATGCATGACCTTTGATGAGAGGTTAAAAGTCGGGCGAGAGATAAGAATTATATTAGCAGATATGTAAAGGGGGTGATTAAATTGAGGGCAGAGGATTTAAATGATGAAGATTTGAGAGACTACTTAGATTACCAAGAGTATCTGAGGTCAGATGATTATCTTGGGTGGCAATACGAAGAAAGCGACGACTAATAATCGGAAATCAGTCAATCGCTTTAAAACATTTAGTTAAGTTAATCATATTAATTATAACACAGTAAAGGAGAGTAATACAATGATAAAAGTTGAAATTGATGTTAATGTAAGAGGTTTGGATTTTTTAAAAGATTTTATCGGGGCGGGTGTAGGTCCTGGGATATCAGAGGATAACGGACCTGTATGGACCACTAATGAAGTGCCAAAAGAGGAAATACCTCAACCACCAGTACAACCAGTACAACCAGTA